ATAAACATACTGCACGTTATGGCAAATGAAAGTTTTGCCGAATTTGCCGAAACGCTACAAAAAGAAATTGAAGCTGAAACAGGCATAAAGTTTGGCATATTACAGCTAGGCTTATTTTCGGGATTGGTGTATACCGTGGAAGTGCAGACCGAAAAGCGCGTTTCACGTTCTGACGCGGAAATGCTTGTGGCGTATTTGGAAAATAAGGGCTTCATCACACCCGAAAGCACAGCAACCATTCCCGAAATTCAAGCCGCTGTCGCGAAAGCCGCGCCCGAAGAACTACCAAAAGCGGTACAATCCGCCGCGTCGGTTATCGTGCCAGTCATTGCAAAAGTTATAACTGATAAAACCTCCGCCCCCATCAGCGTGGATGCAATTACCGAAGTCACATACACCGAAACGGTTAAGACCGATAAAACCGTAACTTATGAAGACGCGCAAGAACTCATTACACATTTTGAGAAAAAAGGCTATGTAACAAAATCGGGCAACATTAAGGACACCATGAAAAATGCGCTACTCAATGGAACACTTGATTTGCCGCAAAAATTTGAAGCGGCGCGGGAGCGGTTTGAAAGCATAATTAAAAAAGCTGATAGCAAGCCGCCGATTCGTGATGCGTCAAAAGATGTTATGGTTCGGATAAATAAGCAAGTGATGTTGTCGCCTGAATTTTTAGAGATATGGGAGAAAATCAAGCAACGGACAACATATCGCGTTCAAGTAAATCAAGACACCTTGAAATCCCGTTGTGTCGCGGCGTTACGGGAACTGCCTGCAATCCCCAAAGCAAGGATTGTCACACGCACGGCAAGCCTTAACGTGGATAATCCGGGTGTAACCTACACCGAAACAGGCTTAAAAACCCTTGATTTAGACGACAGCGGAAATCGCTTGCCAGATTTTTTACGAATGGTAGACGAGGAATGTTGTCTACCGCAATCGCTTTATATTGATATGCTTTTTGAAAGCGGTCATGCACAGGACTTCATCAACAATCCGCAATTAATGACAGAGCAGTTTATCGAAATAGTCCAAACGGCACAAAACAGCATGGAGATTGACGGAATACGATATAAAAAACTGGACGGCGAAGAATATTATTTGATGGATATTTTCGATAGTGAAGAACTGCTTGCAAATCTTGATAAAAATGCAATCGCCGTTAAAAACAGCGTATATGACTACATCGTATACGATAGCACCACCGTTGAGCGTCCGTTCGCCGTGGCACTCGACAGCGACCCCGAAGTTAAGATGTTTTTCAAGATACCGAGCAAGTTTAAGATAGAAACGCCGATAGGCACATATAACCCCGATTGGGCTGTGTACATGGATAGAAATGGTGAGCAGCGGCTATATTTCGTGCTTGAAACCAAAGGCACATTGCGGTTGGACGATTTACGCACTCCCGAACGTCAAAAAATCCATTGCGGCAAACGGCACTTTGAAGCGGTGGATAGCGGAGTGGAACTTCGGACGGCGGTTAGCTGGGATGATTTTAAGGTGAAGAATTGACGGATATGAGCAAAGTTTGCGAGCTAAGTAATCCATAAGTTTGTTGGCTTATCGAAAAATATATGGTTGTTGATGATGTAAAACTTATGACCCGACACCGCGAATGGACAGGAGGGAGGCGCATGAAATACTATTTAGCAATCGAAAAACATATCGAGGTATTTGAACTATACCGTGATATGTGGAAAAAACTTGGTATAGACGGAATTAGGGCAAACACAATGACTGATGGTATAGAAAAATCGGTAGAAATTGAAAAATCCAAACACAGCGAACTATACTTTATTGCTATTTCAGCAGATGATATTGATTATATGCCCCAGCTAAAAATTCTGAGCGAAGAAACTAATGCGCCTATTTTGATTGCAACATCAAATTACTCTGAGAGCGAACACCACAAGGCACTAAACAACGGTGCAGATTTTTACGGTGGGTTTTGTGAAACACCGGAACAGAACATAGATGGAGTGCTTGCGGCGATAAATACGATAGATAGGCGGCAGAAAAAGAAAGCGCCGCTTTCAGAGATGATAATTTATAACGGAATTTTGCTTGCTCCCTCTTATCGAAATACCATATTTGTGAATGAAAAGGAAATTGAGTTATACAAAATAGAGTTTGATATTCTTTGTTATTTATTAGAGCATCGTGGCAAAACACTTCTGTATGAGCAAATATACAGAAGTGCATGGCGAACAAATTACGATGATGCGGCAAAAAAGGCATTATGGGCGGCTATGGGTCGCTTGCGTGATAAATTATATAAAGCATCGGGAGGTATTGAATTTATAGAAAACGTGCGTGATATTGGTTATCGCTTTCGGTTGGCATCTGACAAATAGAACTCCAATACAACACCGAACTACACTAACCCCTTAAAAACCCTTGTTTTTAAGGGGTTTTTTATCGTTCCATGCGATAAATATAGGTTTAATATAGATGTTTTGTAGATTTATTGTAGATTTCATTTGCTAAAATTTCCCATAAATACAAGTATTTACGGGGGATGCAATGAAATCGCATACATATTGTCATAAACAGCCGCCGCCCGATTATGGGAGCGTATACATAAAGCTAAAATTAAGTGCCGCAGTCCTCAAGGGGATTGCGGCACTTTTTGATTCGACAGGAAAACGGGTATTGCCTGTTATTTCCATATTGTTTTACAGAATAATTATTTTGATACGCATGGATTCAGTTGATGAGCCGTGCGTTTTTTTATTTAACCAAAAAACGGACAAGCCCCCTATACCTCGTTGCCGTTCACCGCCGCCACTCCTTTCCTTTTGAAATTTTGAGGAAAGGAGGAAAACCCATGCTTTATAGAAGTACGGATTATACGGTGTGGATGGAAGTTACCGACGGGCGACCGAGGTATTTTATCAGATACCATTTTCAAATTGGCGCAGTCGAAGCTGAAATCAGTCAAGAGATTTTCAATGTGTATATCGGTGAATTTAACAAGCCGGTAGAACGCCAACGCAACGAAAGGCGGCGACACCTTGAAAGTAACGACATCAGCGAATTTATCTTGTCGGGTAATTTGGTTGTGTTGTTTGAACAGGATAGCGTAACGAAAGCGGATATTGAAGCTGCTCTTAAAACGTGTACGCCAATCCAACGCAAGCGACTGATACAGCACTATTTTCAAGGCTATTCGTTTGCGGATATAGCCGTCATGGACGAGTGTGCCGAAGCGTCCGTGAGAGAGTCAATAAAATCCGGGTTGAAGAAAATAAAAAAATATTTTTCATAGTACCCTCGGATTTGGCAAAGTTCTGACCTTTATATATAGGGGGATGTTTCATCCCCTTATATATGCACCTTGACAAACACAGGCGCAACCCTGTCATAAGCAGTATTCCGAATACGTTCCTCCGTGTCCCGAAAGGGGAAGCGACCGGGGCGGTGCGCCATAATTGGTAGTTATGAGATGCCGATTGCGATAAACACCATGCTCCGAACAAGCCTATTGGTAAGGCTTGCGCCATAATCCACGGCTGGATAAAACGCCTCCGTCTGGCTATCTTCACAGAAAGGGACGGCTTGCCATCAGAATGGGGAGAGTACGAACCCTATCCATTGCCTTACAAGCGTGGACGGGTTGGTAGCTGGGTTGCATACCAAAGCTGTGTCGGAATATTCCCATGCCGGGGGTGCGGGTGGCAAATACGGCATATTAAAATTAAAATTCCAAACCATGCGCAGGAGTCTGTCTGTTTATGTAATATGGACGGGCTTCCTGCGTATTATTGGGCTTTTAATTGAATATCTTTTTAATAGAAACATTGGAGGGAGTTGAATATGATGCAAAAAAACGATACAAGCAATAACAAGCAAAATGAGCCGATTACTACATACTACGAAAAGAAAATCGGCAAAAAGCTCTTTCGTGTCACTAACATTTATAAGGGCGATATTGAACTCGGCAAAGCATTAGATGATTTAACTGTCAGAAAAATCTTGAGGGATGAAAATTCCGTCGTGGGAGCGACCACATGATGAAAAGCAAACTTATTTTCGATTGGCGATAAAATGGGATGCGATTGAACCCGAATTATGTTACAATATAAGGGTAAAATCATATTGCTGACCCTGTGTTTTGCCATGAGATTACGGAGGTATTCAAAATGGCGAAACTAATGGACAAACACGTCGGTATCTATGTCCGTCTAAGTAATGAGGACATGAGGGCAGGCGAGAGCGTTTCAATCGAAAACCAAAAGCTGATGCTCACAAAACACGTAAAAGAAATGGGGTGGGAGTTAAAGGAAATATATGTTGATGATGGGTTTTCGGGTACAAACCAAAACCGCCCTGCGTTCCAGCGCATGATGGCTGATGTTAAGCAAGGGTACATCAACACAATATTGATAAAAGACCTCTCACGGCTTGGTAGGAATTATTTGGAAGTCGGCAATCTCGCCGAAGTGTTCTTACCTCAACATGGCTGTGAACTCATATCGCTCAACGAGAAACTGGACGATATGATGGTGTTCCGTAACTGGTTTAACGAACAACACAGCAAGCAAACAGGCAAAAAAGTTAAGGCGGCAAAGAAGGTTTGTGCTGAAAGCGGAAAATTCCTCGGCACATATGCCCCTTACGGCTACAAGCGTGACCCGCAAAACCGTCACAAGCTGGTAGTTGACGAAAGCACCGCCCCCATTCTTCGTTCCATCTTTGAAATGAGAGCAAGCGGTATGGGTTATAGGGCGATTGCGATTAAGTTAAACGAGGACGGCATTACACCGCCCCGTGAAACCTACTATCAGAACAAAAACCGCAAGAACCCCACCGTTTCTAACCGCCTTTGGAACGATAGCACAATTAAGGTTATTCTAAAGAATGAGGTTTATATCGGCAATCTTGTTCAAGGCAAAGTTGGCACAGTATCTTATAAAGATAACAGGCTAGTAAACAAGCCAAAAGACGAATGGATTAGAGCCGAAGCGACCCATGAAGCCTTGATTGAGCAAGAGTTGTGGGAAACGGTACAGAGCTTGGCAGGGAAGCGTTACAAGCCCCGCCATGCAAAAGACGGTAAAACAAGCCTGTTTGTCGGCATCTTGTTATGTGCTGATTGCAATTTCAAGATGAAGGCTAACGTCGAGAGGGGTAAGCGGAAAGACGGTAGCGAGTACAAGTATGTAAATTATATATGCGGTAACTACGCACGAAGCGGCAAAGCCGCCTGTACTTGCCACGGCATTTACGAAAACGCTTTATGCGAATTGGTTGTAGACCATATTCGTACACACGCACGGCTGGTTGAGCGCAACGAGGACAATATAATTGAAGCTGTCCTCTCAGCACAAACCAATGAAACCATGTCATACCGTGCGGCGTACCAAAGCGAACTGGAAGCCCACAAAAAGCAGATAGCCAAACTTGACTTGCTTATTGAAAATTTGTACACAGACAAGGTTACTGGCGAAATCCCGACTGATATGTTTAAGCGATTGGTCGAAAAGCATGAGCAAGACAGGGTTGACCGTTTGCAAGCGGTTGAAACGCTTGAACAACGTATCAAAAACATGAAGCAAAACACCGACAATGCCGGGGCTTGGGCAAAACTAATGAAGCGGTACACGGATTTGGAAAGCCTTGATGCCGAAACGCTTTTGCTACTGATTGATAAAATCGTCGTTGGCGAAACACAAAGAATCGGCAACAAGAAGATTTGCGATATACAAGTCGTGTATAACTACGTTGGTGACGTTGACAGGCTGGGGCTTGGCACAGGAACGGCGGTGACGGCATGAACAAGCTGTATAACGTCGGTATGTATATCCGTTTGAGCCGTGAAAGCACCGCCTATATTGACAAAGATTCAATGTCAATCGAAAACCAGCAAACCATGATGTCAAAGTTTATCGTTATGATGCCCGGATGGATTGAAAAGCGAGTATACATTGACGACGGAGCGACAGGCGGGAATTTCAATCGTCAAGGTTTTCAAGATATGATGGCAGATGTGCGGCAGGGAATAATCAACCTTGTGTTGGTTCAAGACCTATCGCGCTTCGGCAGAAACTATCTTGAAGCCGGAAAGTATTTAGAAGAAGAACTACCCTCGCTTGGTTGCCGTTTTGTGGCATTGTCGGACGGTATCGACACAGAGGACGGCGAAAACGATATTATGCCGTTTTTGAACGCCATGAACGACTACTACCTCAAAAATCTCAGCGACCGTATAAAAATCGTTCTCACGGCAAAAGCAAAAGACGGTCAAAAGTTATCGGGTGCTGTGCCTTACGGTTATGACCGCAATCCGCACGAACACACACGATTGATTGTGGACGATTACGCCGCAGGGGTAGTCAAGCGGATTTTTGAACTTCGGGCAACAGGCATGGGTTATGCGGCTATTGCAGGGGTGTTAAACAAAGACGACATCTTGCCCCCACGGTTGTATTATTTTCAAAGACAAAACCGTGAAACCCATACAAGAACGGATTGCACTACAATATGGAGGGACATGACGGTTAAGTCGATTTTGGCAAATGAACTCTATATCGGTAATACTGTAGCGTTCAAGAAAAAAGTCCTATCTTACCGTGACAGCCGCTCTGTGCGGCGTGATGAAAGCGAGTGGATACGCACCGAAAATACACATATCCCCCTCATTGATGAGGATTTGTGGCAAAAGGTTCAGCAGATTAACGCTGATGTAAAAAAGCGATTTGCTAATCGCCGCCAAGACAAGCCGAGCCTATTCGGTGGGATTGTAGTTTGTGCCGACTGCCAAATAAACATGGCTTACGAATTTGACCTGCGACACTATGCCAGCAAAACCGTGGAGCATGGGGCATACAAATGTCGGACGCATACGAGTAGCGGCAGAACCATTTGCTCGTCGCACAGGATTTCCGAGCGTAACCTTAAAAAGCTGGTGCTTGACCACATCAAGGAACAAGCCAAGCACATCACGATTGACGAGAATGGCATACTCGACACCTTGTTAAAAAGGTTGGTTGGCTTTCACAAAGCCGAAAGAGTAGACACCACAAAAGCCCGTCAAGAACTGGAACGCCAGCTTAAAGTGATTGAGGTGCAAATAGAACAGCTTTACGAGGACAAGGTTTTAGGTAACATTTCAACCGAAACTTTTACCTCTTTGGCAGAGAAAACGGAAGTCCAGCGAAAGGGAATATCGGACAGGCTCGCTCAGCTAACCCAAACGGCAGAACAAGCCGAAGCCAAAACAAGCGACATCAACCGCTGGATGGGGCTGATAAAAGAAAAATCCACTTTCGACGAAGTGGACAGGGATTTGCTTGAAAGCCTTATTGAAAAAATAGAGATAGGAGAAAAGCAAATCGTTGATGGTGTCAAAACACAAGACATACAGATTCATTATAAGTATGTCGGTTCTTGTTAGATTCTCACTTCTACCATTCCTTAACAGCGTGTGTTCTTTACCATATTTTTGAAAGGCACGATGATGTTTCCTGCTTGTTCTTTTGCACTGTCGTATGAATCGTTAACCGCGATAAAGCGTACCCCGGTGCGGGGAAACAGCACTTGGATGAACTTACCTGCCTCAATATAATTTCTGCCAAAGCGGCTGAAATCTTTGACCACAACACAGTTAACGATGCCCGCCTTGATGTCCTCCAGCATTTCGTTGAACGCCGGTCGTTCAAAATCAACACCTGAATATCCATCGTCAATCCGTATTTTGTGTACACGAATATCGGGCATGGATTTTAAGAAATCTAATATTAGGGCACGCTGATTTGCGATACTGTCGGATTCATCTTTGTCGCCGTCTTCTTTGGACAGCCTTAAATAAATATCCGTATAATAAGTATTTTCCGGCATAAAAACCTCCCCCCGGGGTTAGTGTTCCATCCTGCAAAAAAGCAAAGTGACTTGCGGTCTTTTTGCCGCAATACGGCGTCGTTTGCTCCTAGCGCACCTTCGGGTGCGCGTCGTCG